TCGCTGCGGTGACTAAGATCTCGCAGATCATCTCCACGATGACGATCCACCTTATGGCCAATACCGCCGACGGCGACGTCAGGATCAGAAACGAGCTGAGCCGGAAGATCGACATCTCGCCCAGCCCCTACATGACCCGGAAGAGCTGGATGGAGGCGGTCGTCAATAACCTCCTCCTCTACGGTAAGGGCAACAGCGTCGTTCTGCCGCATACGGAGGACGGCTACCTCGGCAGCCTGGAGGTCATCGCTCCCTACAGAGTGAGCTTCCTGCCGGATGCTCTGAGCCGGGGCTACACGATCAACATTGACGGCCGGAGCTTTGAGCCAGACGAGGTCCTGCACTTTGTCCACAACCCCGACAAATACTACCCCTGGAAGGGCACCGGCATGACCGTCTATCTGAAAGACGTCGCCGGAAATTTGAAACAGGGGCGAGCGACAACCAAGGCCTTTATGAACAGCAAGTGGAAGCCGTCCGTGATCGTCAAGGTGGACGCATTAACGGAGGAGTTCTCCGGCCCCGAGGGAAGGAAGCGGCTCCTCGAGAGCTACGTCGAGGGCGCTGAAGCTGGTGAGCCCTGGCTGATACCGGCGGAGCAGTTTTCAGTCGAGCAAGTCAAGCCCCTCTCACTCTCCGACCTTGCAATCTCCGACGTCATGAAGCTGGACAAGGCGACCGTGGCAGCGCTGCTCGGTATCCCGTCCTTCCTCCTCGGCGTGGGGACATTTAGCAAGGCCGAGTGGGAAATGTTTGTTATGACGACCCTGCTGAGCATCGTCACCGAGATCCAGCAGGAAATGACCAAGAAGCTGATCCTGTCCGAGAAGATGTACCTCCGCCTCAATTACTGGAGCCTGCTAACCTGGGACATCAAGACCATTGCAGACGTCCTCCTCCCTGCCTCGGACCGTGGCTTCATCACGGGCAACGAGTTCCGTGACCGTATCGGCATGGAGCCCAGGGAGGGACTGAACGAGCTGAGGATCCTGGAGAACTATATCCCCTACGACAAGTCCGGAGCTCAGAAGAAGCTGATCGGAGGCGGCGAGGAATGACGGAGTGCAGAAGAGCCAAGCGGGACGAGCAGGGCATCATCAAGTGCCAGCCGTCCGGCGACCTCTGCGGGCACGTCAAGTATTGCCGAGCAGAGCGCAAGTGGAAATTATCGCCTAGTGCAGTCAACTGCACACGAGGGAGGAAAAAACCATGAAAACAAACCAGATCCGGTGCATCGCATCGGAATTCACAGTGCGGGAAGACGGAGATGTCCCTATCATCGAGGGCTATTTTTCCGTATTTAATACGACATACGACATGGGCTACGGTATGTCTGAGAGCATCGCTCCCGGTGCTTTTTCCAAGTCCATGGGAAACGACGTGAGAGCGCTCATCAATCATGACAGCACGCTGGTGCTGGGGCGCACTAAGGCTCACACGCTGGAGCTCCGAGAGGACTCGCACGGCCTTTGGGGAAAAATCACCGTCAATCCGAACGACGGCGATGCTATGAACTTGTATGAGCGTGTAAAGCGTGGCGACGTCGATCAGTGCAGCTTTGGCTTTAACATCGTCAGCGAGGAAACCGACTTCCGGGACGATGGGACGGTACACTGGACGATTACAGAGGCGGACCTCCACGAAGTTAGCGTATGCACATTCCCGGCATACGAGGAAACAGCGGTCTCCGCCCGCAAGCGCGACTTTGACGAGATCAAGAAGCGCCAGACCGAGGCATGGAGAAACCGCATGACTCAGAAGCTGAAAGGAGTGACCGAATAATGGCACTTAGAAGCCTTATGGCAAAGAAAAAGCTCGACGAGGCCAAGAAGCAGCTGGACGAAGCACGCAAGAAGCGTGAGGCCCTGACTCTGAGAGAGCAGGAGCTGGAAGCCAGCATCGCCGAGGCTGAAACCGAGGAAGAGAAGGCGACCGTCGAAGCAGCCGTCGAAGAATACGAGGCTGACCAGGCCGCAGCTGATACCGAGATCCAGGAGCTGGAAAAAAAGGTCGGAGACCTTGAAAGAGAGCTCCAGGAGGTCGAGGAGAAAGCGAACACAAAAACACAGCCCACTCCTGCCGGTGACGGCGAGGAAAACAGGGGCAGAAAGGAGCGCACCGCAATGGGCGTCATCAAGATCACAAGCAAGAGAGCAAGAGAGCTTTTCGGGGCAATGCCCCTCGAGGAGCGCAGCCAGCTCTTTGAGGAGGAGCGTGTCAAGGGCTTCCTCGAAGAGGTCCGTGCCTGCATCAAGGAAAAGAGAGCGCTGGCCAACGCCGGCCTGCTTATCCCGGACGAGTTCCTCGGCATTATCCGTGAGAACATTGAGCGCTACAGCAAGCTGACCCGCCACGTCTTCACACGATCAATCAAGGGCACCGGCAGAGTCACCGTCATGGGCACTATTCCCGAGGCCGTATGGACTGAGATGTGTGCGGCACTCAACGAGCTGGACCTCAGCTTTGCACAGGCTGAGCTCGACGGCTACAAGGTCGGCGGATTTATTCCGGTTTGCAACGCCACCCTCGAGGATAGCGACATCGACCTCGCAGCAGAGATCCTCACCGCACTCGGCGAGGCTATCGGTAAGGCCCTGGACAAGGCTATCCTCTACGGTAAGGGCAAGTCAAAAAAGATGCCTCTCGGTATCCTGACAAGACTGGCTCAGACTTCCAAGCCCTCCGACTACAGCGACAACATGAGGCCCTGGCAGGATCTCCACACCAGCAACATCAAGACACTGAGCGCAGAGCTCGAGGGCCTGACACTCTACCGTCAGCTGCTCCTCTACTGCGGCGCTGCTAAGGGCAAGTACAGCAGAGGGGAAAAGGTTTGGTGCATGAACGAAACTACATACACAGCCCTGAAGGCTGAAATGCTCAGCATCAACGCCGCCGGCGCAGTAGTTTCCGCAGTCGAGGGCACTCTCCCCGTCATCGGCGGAATTGTCGAGGTCCTCAACTTTATGCCCGACAATGTGATCCTCGGCGGCTACATGGATCTGTACACGCTGCTCGAGCGTGCTGGTATGCGCTTTGCTCAGTCCGATCAGGTCCGCTTCCTGGAGGAGCAGACGGTGTTCAAGGGCTCCGCACGATATGACGGTCTCCCGCTCATTGCCGAGGCCTTTGTGGCTATCGGTCTCAATGGTGTTACACCGTCGCCTGACGACGTGACCTTTGTTGAGGACACCGCCAACCCTGACCCCTCGCTCGGTAAGCTCAGTGGCCTGGAGATCTCCGGCGTGACACTCAGCGCAACATTTGATCCTGACACACTGACCTACACCGGCACAACAACCACCGCCAACGCTACGATCACAGCTACACCGCAGGACGGCTTTGACGCCGTGAGCATCCGCTACAACGACGCATACGTCCCCAACGGCGGCAGCATCAAGTGGACAGCAGGAGCAGGCAACGTGGTCGAGGCATCCGTCAAGGATAGCGAGACCGGCACCGTGACCACCTACACAGTCACAGTCACCAAGTCATAAGGAGGGAGCACCATGGAGGAGCAGGACAGGCTCGCAGCCTTAAAGACTGACCTGGGCTTTACCGGCAGCGGATCAGGCAACCGCATCGACGATCGTCTGACTCAGCTGCTCCAGGTCGCCGAGAAAGCGATCAAGGCAGAGGGCGCATCGACCCTTGACCCCTCGCAGCTCGAGGACGCTCAGCTCGTCATCATGTACGCCGCTTGGTTATGGCGCCGGCGTGATACAGGTGCCGGGATGCCTCGAATGCTCCGTTGGTCGCTCAATAATCGGATCTTTTCCGAGAAAATGAAGCAGGGGGCGACATGATGGACGTCATCGCATACCTGATAGGCTATACCACCACGAAGAACGACTTCAAGCAGGAGATCCACACGGAGACCCGAAAGGAGATCCTCGGTAAAATTGATGACGTGAAGCGTGCGGAATTTTACAGGGCCGGTGAAGCCGGACTCCGCCCGGAGTTTGTTTTGACAACCGCCCTCATAGACTACGACGGAGAGCTGGAGGTCGAGTACGACGGAAAGCGCTACGGCGTATATCGTACCTACAAGATCAGCGAGGACTACATCGAGCTCTACTGCGAGCGGAAAGGCGGTGTGCAGTAATGGGATTATGGGACGACCTTAACGCCGAATATCTCGACGAAATGATCGGCAGCGTGCTTGAAAGCTATGCCGACGAAGTCATGAACGCCGTCAACCAGACCACAGACCAAGCAGCCAAGGAGCTGCGCTCTGCTATCGCCAAGGATGCGCCGCTGAAAACCGGAAAACAGAAAAAGTCCTGGAAAATCGCAAAGAAGCGGGAAGGATATGAGACCATCGCGATCATCCACTCGACGGACTACAGGAAAGTCCACCTGCTGGAAAACGGGCACCTGACCCGTGACGGAGTGACCAGGACGAAGCCTCTGAACTACGTCGGGAAAAACGCCGACAAGGTGCTTAGCGAGTTCCCGGACCGCATCGCAGAGGCAGTAAGGGCGGTGAGCTGAGATGATCAGAAGCGTGGAAGAAGTGCTCGCCAGGCTGGAAAGCCTGCCGCAGCTACAGAGCAAGATAGCATACGACCATTTCAGCGAGCCGCAGCAGCTGCCCTTTGCAGCATATACCTTTGACGCCGATACCGACGGCGCCGACGATTATAAGGGCGTCGCCTACATCGACTTCAACCTCGAGCTCTACGCAGATCCCCGTGATCTGCCCCTGGAGCTGGAGATCCTGAAAGCACTGGACGACGTGGAGATCACGTCCGACAGCGAATACATCGAGGCGGAGAGGATGTACGAGACGACATTCTCCTTCCGTTTCCCGTACAAACTCACAACACCAAAGGAGTGATATATCATGAGCATGGCAGGAAGAAACTACGAAGCCAGTAACAAGGACCGCCTGAAAGCGATCCCGCTTGGCTCAGGTAACGTTTACACGCTGCCATATATCGAAGGCGCCCCGATGCCTTCTGACGCCGATTTCGAGAAGCCGGCCAACATGATCGGTCGCACGAAGAACGGCGCGACATTCAACCACGGGATGACTTTTTACACCGCCAAGAGTGACGACGGAGTAGCTCAGAAGCGCATTATGACCGAGGAGATCGCGTCCTTCACCTGGGGCGTCATGACCTGGAACCTCGGAACGGTGGCGCAGTTCATTCGCACCGCATCGACCTCAGTGGTCGAGGAGGATGGCGTCAGCAGCTATGTCCTCGAAGGCGGCGGCCTCGGAAATCAGCAGTCAAAAAAGCGCTGGTTCCACTTCGTCGGCGGTGACACCATCGACGGCAAGTTCACACTGACCGGCGTGGGCGAGAACATCGACGCACTGGCCGCAGCCTTCGCAGTCAACTCCGAGACCGTTCTCACGCCCAACGTGGAGTTCGATCCCTACGACGCAGCAGGCCACCTGTACAAGATGCGCGGAGCATATCAGCCTACCGCAGCCGGTGAGACTCCTCCCGTGCTGACAGGCCTGACGCTCGGCTCGCTGACTCTCGACCCCGAGTTCGACGGCACAACGACCGTCTATGAGACCGAGACCACTAATGCCACCAACACGATCACAGCCACAGCCGCAGAGGGTGACGACGTAGTCATTACCGTCAACGGCAACAGTTTGACCAACGGTGCAGCAGCCACATGGCAGACCGGCGCTAACATCGTGCTGATCGCAGTCTCCGGAGCTTCCGGCTCTACGATCTACACCATCACAGTCAACAAGTCATGAGAAAAGGCGGCTTCGGCCGCCTTTTTCCGAAAAAAGGAGGGAGCACCATGCAGATCCTCGCACTGCATATGAGATGCGGAAAAAATATCATGATCGAGGAGCCCACAGTCCGGGAGTATTTCCAGATCTTCCGCCCGGTGGACCTGGGCGAGCAAGTCACCGGCCTGACTGATCTCGTCGCCCGTAGCGCAGGCGAGCCGGCCAAGGTCGCCCTGGAACAGCAGGACATCGTCCACCTGGCGGAAAAGCTGGGCGCCTGGGCCAGGAAAAAGCGAAAAGAGCCCTACTACAAGCCGCCCGCGATCAAGCACGAGAAAACTGAGGCCTACTACATCGCCGACACGCAGGAGCTGAAAATCGTCGCAGACTACACCAACAGCAGCTTCGGGGCGCTGGAGAGCCTCGGCATCCTGCGCTTCTGGCGCTACTATCGGGACGCAGTGATCTGGAACTGCTCCGGCAGCGAGGCCGGCCGGGAAAAGCTGAAAGAAGCCTGGCTCAGCGTGCAGACCAAACCAGACCGAGCGGCAATCAATGAACTGATCAAGGAGTGTGAGGAAAATGGCTAAAAGCAAAATCGCCGGCCTGACAGTCGAAATCGGCGGCAATACGACCAAGCTCGGAAAAGCGCTGAGCGGAGTCGATAGCAAGGCCAGAGCGACGAGCTCAGAGCTCCGGGAAGTCAACAACGCCTTGAAGAAAGCCCCGGAGAGCGTGGAACTCTGGAACCAGAAGCAGAAGCTCCTCACAGAAGCTATCGAGAACAGCCGGGAGAAGCTGGCCAAGCTGGAGGAAGTCCAGAAGGACATCCAGCGACAGTACGACAACGGCGACATCGGCGAGGACGCCTACCGGGCATATCAGCGAGAGGTCGAAAAGACCAAGGGCGAGCTCGAGGGCTTTGAAAAGCAGCTCGAAAAAACCAACGAGGACATGAAGGAAGCCGGGAAGCAGGCCGATGATACCGGGGACAGCCTGGAAGCTGCCGGTGACAAGGCCGAGGAGTCCGGCGGAAAATTCCCGGGCATGGCTGCCGCAGCGGTAGCAGCTGCTGCCGTGATCACAAAAGCGGCCTCCGAGTGCTATGAGGCATGGCAGGAGGTAGACGAGGGCTACGACACCATCGTCACCAAGACCGGAGCCACCGGTGCAGCCCTGGAAGAACTACAAGGAGTGGCCGACAATATCTTCACATCACTCCCCGTGGAAATGAGCGACGTCGGCAACGCCGTCGGCGAGGTCAATACCCGTTTTCAGCTCACCGGCGAGGCCCTCGAGGGGCTCTCGTCAAAATTTCTGAAATACGCTGACATCAACAGCACGGACGTGGTCGGAAGTGTCGACAACGTTTCCGGAATCATGAAAGCCTTTAATCTTGACGTCGCCGAGGCCGGAGACCTTCTCGGCGTCCTGACAGACGTCGGCCAGCGCACAGGCCTGGAGGTCTCGCAGCTGGAAAGTCTGCTGCTTAGTAATGCGGCGACCTTCAAGGAAATGGGCCTCGACGTTGCCGCTGCCGCCGAAATGCTCGGCCAGTTTGAAATTAACGGAGTGGAAGTCTCGCAGGCGATTGCCGGCCTGACCAAGGCGCAGCAAAACGCCACCAAGGACGGAAAATCTCTCAACGATGCCCTGGCCGAAAGTGTTGAAAACATCAAAAGTGCAGCAACCGAGACAGAAGCCCTCCAGATAGCGACTGACCTCTTTGGGAAAAAGGGCGCCGCTCCCCTGGCTCAGGCTATCCGTGAAGGCCGTGTGAACTTTGACGAATTTTCGAAGTCCATGAAAGGCGCCGGAGACCTGGTAGACTCGACCTTCGACGCGATCCAGGACGCCCCGGACCGCATGAAAGCCACGATGAACTCGCTAAAGCTCCAGGGCGCAGAGCTGGCCGAAAAGCTCCTGCCGCAGGCCGAAAAACTCCTGGAGCAAATCAACGACAACCTCCCGGAGATCCTTGACACCGGAAAGCGACTGCTGCCGGTAGTCGGAGGGCTGGCCACAGCCGCCGCCGGAATATCGACGGTCGACCGTGTGAAAAAAGCTCTCCCGGCGATCAAGTCCCTGGAAACGGCATTCACAGCCGCATCGAGCTCCGCTGCCTTCCTTCCGGTGACAATCGCAGCCGTCGCCGGTGCTCTGATTGTCGGCGGGATGTCCTACGTCACCGCCACGGAAGAGGCACGTCAGGCGCATCTCGAGGAGGTCTTTGAAAAAGCCACCGAAAAGACCAACGAGCTCACCGGCAAGATCTACGGCAACATTGACGCAATCAAGGCGCAGAAGGACGCCGCTGCCGAAAAGATAGAAGCAGACGAGCAAGAGATCAAGAAGATCCAGGCGCTGCGGGAGGAGCTGGACAAGCTCACCGACAAAAACGGAGTGGTCAAGGAGGGCTACGAGGAGCGAGTCCGCTACATCACGGAGGAGCTGGGGCAGGCTACTGGTATCGAGATCGAGTACATCGACGGCCAGATCCAGAAGTACGACGAACTGAAGCAGTCCCTGGACGACGTGATCGACAAAAAGCGAGCCGAGAGCATGGCCAGCGCCTACGAGTCAATCTACCAGGAGGCAATCCGTCAGAACGAAGAGGCCGCTGACAGTCTCCAGGCCTTGAAGGAGGACATCTCCGCTAATCAGTACGAGATCGACAAGCTATACCGTGACGCCAAGAGAGAGGCCGAGGAGAGAAATGTCAGCTACGGCGACTTCGGCGAGTTTTCCTACGCAAACATCATGAAAATGCAGAAGGAAAACCTCGACACCTGGTCAACGCTCCTCAATGAAGCCCAGCTCGAAAAGCTCTACGCCTACGAGCAGAATATCCGCTCAGCGCAGGAAGCCCAGGAAGCTCTCCACGACAGCTTCGCACTCAATCAGTCCGACATCGAGTCGTATGAGGAGGCCTTCAAGGCCATGACCGAGGGCAACTACCGAGAGGCCCAGAGCTACTACAACCGCATCGGCAACCTTGACCTCGTCGCTCTGCGGAGAGCGGAGAACAACATCGACCAGCAGAAAAGAGCATTTACCGACGGCGTCAACGCTGCAATCAAGCGCTATAACAACGCCCTCGAGCTGGGCGACAAGAACGCCAAGAAAACATTCACCGAGACGATCACGGCTCTGACCAATCAGGGCCGGGAAGGTGGCCTCACAATCGGCGACCTGCTCTCCACGGGTATCGTGGATCAGCTCAACACAATCGACGGCTTCGACGACAGCGGCCTCCAGGAGTTTGCCCGGATCGCCGGCTGGAACTTCGGTGACAACTTCGGCACCGAGGCAGCAGAGGCATCGGCTCAGGCCTTCCTCGCTGCGGAGTCGATCTCCGAGCGAGTCAGCGGCACCATGGCACGGCTCTCCAGCCTGCCGTTTTTCGCTTCCGGCGGCTTCCTGGCCTCTGGCCAGGGCATCGTAGCGGAAGCCGGCCCGGAGCTCCTGGAAGTAATGAATGGCGGTGTCCGGATCACTCCGCTGACCAGGGACGCCCGGAACACGCCGGTGCAGACAACAGGCGGCGGAGCAGGCAGCTCTACAAAGATCTACAACAACTACATCTCAGCAACGATCAAAGGCAGCTATGACGTCTACAAGCTGGCCGAGGATATGTCCACGGCTGAGCGTATCATGGACAATGCGA